GGCCAGATCAGACCAAAACGGGTCTTTGTAGCTGGTGGGGGTTTGTTGCGTTGCCATCTTATGGTGCGCCTGTAAACGGAGTGGGCACAGTGACACCGCCTCCAAACTCCGGTGGGTTCACTGGCGTCAAGGGCAGTGGCGATAGATTTTGAGCAGGTGCTGCACCAGGCACAGCGCCTGTTTCAGGGTTGGCAAAGCGCATGTAGCCACGGCCAGACACCGCACGGCCAGCTTGAGCTGCGGCCAAGTCCTGCGCACGCTGATCCATAAACTGGCGTGCAAAGTCCACGTAGGTGGTGCCTTTGGGCACTTGGATGCCGCCGATGTCGATGTCTTTGTTGGCACGGCCAAGGGTGCCGTTTGAATTCACCCACTCAGATTTGGCGCTTTCGGCCACCGCCTCGTACTGCGCCATCTTGGCCATGCCGCGCAGGAATGATGCGAGCACGGCTGCATCAGCCGTTTCTGGTGGCAAGCCCTTGAGCGCCAACTCAATGTCCTTGTCTGTGGCCACGCCTGGTGGCAACGATTTGATGGCCTGCGTATTGCGCAGCCGGGTGTATTCGTTGCGCAGTTGAGTGAAGCCGTCCTGGTTGCCGGTGAGGTTTTTCACCTTCTCAGTGAATGATGTCCCTGCGCCCCTACCGCCGCCAGCCGACTCCATGCGGCTGGCCAGATCAAGCATGCGGCCTGCGGCCTGCTCAGAGCCAACTGCAGCTATTGCTGCATCGTTGACGATCTTGGCTGCTGGGGCATCAAGCGTGGTGCCCTTTTGGTTCAGCTCAAAAAGTTTGAGTTCAACGTCAGACTGCAACTTGTCGCGGTCTAGCTTTAGGCGATCTTTGTCGAGCACCAGCCTGTTGGAGCGCTCCACAATCTGGCTGTCCAGGTTGCGGATGTTGGCCGCTGTGTTCGTGTTTTCCAGTGCCAGACGGGTCGGCGTGTTGGCCGTGATCAGCTCTTCTTTGGTTGCGCCAGCCTCGCCTGCTCGAATCTCGCCTGGTGCCTTCAATGCCTTGATTGAGGACTCCAGCACCTTGTCACCACCGGGCAGTCCAGCCATGTTGATGCCAGCAATTTTCAATGCTGAGGTTGGGTCATTTTCTGCAAGTTGCGCTGCAACCTCGTAGGCTTTGGCTTCGCTCTCTCGGCCTGAGTTGCGCTCGGCCAAGGCACGGTCCTTCAAAAGCTGGATGCCGATCTGGGGCTGGTTGGCGCTGAATGCTGAGATGACTTGGCCACCAAAGCGCAACTGGTTCTGCTGCTGATCTTTGGACAGCGTTTCAAAGTTGGCGCGCATGCTGGCTGCTTCTTTTTCAGGCAGCAGCATGGCCACGTTGGTGAAGTCTCGCGCAGTCGGGTTGGGGTTTTGAATCAGCGCATTGACCTGCGTTTGCAAGTTCTGCTTGCGCACCAGCTCCTGCTCCTGCAGTTGACGCTGAGCACCGATGTCGGCAATCGATGCGCCGATCTTGAAGCCGCCCAGGGCAGCCTCAAAAGGACTCTGGACGTTGAGTGAGTAGTTGATTGGTTGGACCATTTGTGGCTCCTTATACCTTGCTGTAGTCCACGGTGAGATAGCCACCGGACTGGCCCACAGCGTCAGGATAGATGCCCAGCACCTCTTGCGCCATCAGACCGATCTGACGACCGCCGCCCCAGGTGTATTCAAACTCGTAGACGCCCAGGCCATCTGACCGGGTGCCGATGCGTTGGATGTTCTTTTTCAGACGGATGTCGCTGAAGATGTTGCCCAGGCCTGGTGTCATTGCTGTACCAGCCTTGCCTGCGGTGGCGCCGTATTGCGCGCCCAAGAACTGAGCAGGCAGGTTTAAGACGTTGGCAAAGGCTTGGCCCTGCGCCAGCTCTGCGCCAGCGCGTGCAGCGCCTTGCTGCCCCATCAGTCCTGCAATGTCTGCACCGGTTCTCAGGCCAGCCGTGGCCGTGCCTGCAGCCGATGCCTGGCCCATTTGTGCCAAGTTCTGGCTGGTGAGCTGGCCCAGTGATGTCAGGCCGCCGAGGCGGCCATACTGGGTTGCAATTTCCTGCTGCAGCATTTGCGGCCTGAACTGAGCCAGTGCGGCTTGGATGTTGCCACCGCGCAGGCCACCAGTGGCCGATGCACGCTGCAGCAGTGCTTCCTCGCCCTGTCGGACTTGAGCCTGAAAACCTGCGCCCTGCTCAATGTTTGCAATGGCGGCTTTCTGAGCCTCTTGGCCACGCAGGCCAAGCAATGCCTGCTGCTGCTCCAGCGCAGGCGCTCCGGCTGCAGCGTAAGGCTGCAGACCACCGATGGCAGTGGTGCCTGCGGTGACATAGGGCTTGAGGATTTCTTGCACCGCCTCGAACTGGCGACGCTGCTCATCGATGCCAGCCTGTGCGGCTTGCGTTTGTGCACCTGCAGCCTCGCTGGCCGCATTGCTTTGAATGAAACCGCCGACAAGCTGAGAGCCTCCGACAACTAGGGCTGTTACTGGATCAGGCATTGCCAAACTCCTTCATGTAATCTTCAAGCGTCTCGCCATACAGCTCCATGACTTGCTGCGCCGTTTCAGTGGCGCGCTGCGTGCCGTGGCACAGCGCCACCGTCATCAGCACCACGTCATAGTAGCCTGCACGCCAGACAAACGAGCGTGCATCTGCCTTGCCATTGCGCTCGGCCTGGTCAGATGCTTGCCACTTTAAAATCATTGACGCCACGACAGGCGTCAGGGTTTGCGAGTTTGCAATCCAGAATGTGTTTTGGCTCATGCCGACCAGCGTGTTCCAGATCGCAGCATTCAGGTCATCACGCTCGACAGCATCACCGTCGGCCACGTCATCAAAGACCTGAATCGCTCCATAGAGCATGAGCAGCCACTCGATGGCTGGCGCAGGTAGCGCAAGAACCTTTTGCAGGTTCAGTCTCAGCCAATCGATACCAGTCATGCGCAACCTTTCAATGGTCGGATGAGCTGCTGGCGGCTCGATAAGCTCAGCCCTTGCATTTTCTCACAATTTGACATTTGGTCAATCCTCGTCTTCTTCCCGGTCTTCCCAGGCTTGGCAGACGCGCATGTCGTTGCAAATGAAATTCAGCTTCTCGCAGTGGCCACGAAAGCCTGCGCCCTTGTCGTAGGCTGCCATCGGGATGCGCTCGATGCGCACCTGTGCCATCAAGCTGTTGTCGTAGTAGCCGCAGTTGGAGCAGTGCTTACGCCGCGCTTCCTTCTCGTCGCATTGCATGGCCTCGGCCAGCCCTGCGTAGAAGTCCTTGTTTGCGCCTGGCTCGTTGGTAGGCACCTCGGGGCCGTAGTTCCAGTCCTCCACCGCAATGACGTAGTTTTTCTTGTTCTCTGCGTTGGTCAGCATCGGCTCGGTCATGGGGATGCCACCGAATCCAGCCAGCATCATTTTTGGCATTTTTGCGTAGTCCATGCGGTGCTCCTTATGTAATCTCGCGGCCAGACACGCGCAGCGTCAGCGCTGTGGCGTTGCTGGCGATGGTGCTGATAAATGCACCGGCATCCAGCTCTTGGCCGACCAGCTCGGGGCACAGGTAGGTCTCGCCTGGCACCACCGTTCGGTCGTCGATGATCAGGTTGGAGTTGCCAGCGCTGCCGCTTACTTGCACCAGGTTGACGCTGAACGTGCGGTTCACCGTGTCGGTGTTGGTGACGGTGGCCTTGTCGATCAGCGCTTTGACAGCGGTGGCCGTGTACTGGGTTGTCTGGCTGGCTTCCATTTGCTTGGGAGGCACCAGGGTTTTTACGATGACGGTCATTGAACACCTCCGATGTTGTTGTTGACTGTGAGAATTATGGACGGGATGGCTGGCACCGGTGCAGCCGCAGGAAAGGCGGCAACCTCGACGCTGAGGTCGGAGACCGAGAACATCAGCTCGACATAGTCGTTGGCCTTGAGGTCAAAAAAGTAATTCAGCGACGAAAAAATTTCAGCGTTGTTGCCTTGAATCCTGATGTGGCTGGCGCTGTCAGGCACATCTACGCCGTTGAGCCGGAACCAAAAATAGAACTCAGCCGTTCCACCTGATGTTTTATCCAGTTGGAACGAGGTGTCAAAGTTGTAGATGCCCTCGCTGTCCACAACAATGCGCGAGGTGGGCGAGCCAATAAACACGCCATTGCTCAGGTCGGTGTTGTTGAACGTGATCGCCTTGGCCGTGTTGATGACCGTGGCCGTCTGCGTGGTGGTGTCATAGAACGAGCCGTACCGCGCACGCTTGAACTCTCTGGCTGGCGGTGTCATCTGCAGCCCTTCGACGGCAGCCGTCAGGCTTCCAAGCAGTGCCATCACCTGGTTGACCTTGTTCTCCGTTGACGCGATGCTGACTGCAGCATCTTGGGCCAGCGAGGCGATCTGGCCCAAGGCCAGCGTGGCCTTGCCATCAATCACGGCAGAGCTGACAGCGGCCTCCTGCGCCAGCGCAGCAATCATGCCCAGCGCCTGCACAGCAGTTGCCTGGGCAGTGCCTGCAGCGATGTTGATCTCCAGCACCACATCAGGCGCAATGGCATCGACCGTTGCGAACAACAGCTCGAACTGCCTGATCTGCTGCTGGTCGGTCAGGAACTGCGCGAGCTGGTCGCGGGTCAGGTTCAACTTGCGGGAGACGGGTGCGGTGGCCATCAGTACAGCAACCCTTCGATCTGCATCTCAAGTCGTGCAAATGCAATATGTGAATCGCTGTCACCACGGAAACGCTGGATGCGCCAGTTGCGCATGTGGCCCTGCTGAAACCATGCCAGGCGCTTATTGGTGTTGCCAATCGTGCCCACGTAGATGTAGCGGTCTTGGCTGTAGGATAGGCCGTCCAGCGAGTAGCTGGTGCTGATCTGCGGGTTAGTGCCCAGCGCCACTCGTCCGGTCAGGCTCACCAGCTCGATCTTTTGGAACAGTGCGCCCTTGCCCTCGTTGTAAGCAATGATGGTGCCAAACTCCCAGCGCACCTGTTGCCCCCAGTGGCTGCCGATGTCGTCCACCAGGTAGCCGATGGTGCTGGACTGCGGGTCTCCCACCAGCCACTTGTCATAGGCCCAGACAAGGTTGCGTGCTCGGTACTGCGCAAAGCCCACCACCGTGGTGGTCAGGGTAAACCACACCTGATCGCCCAGCGCCTCGGATGCGGCTGCGTCGTAGACGATGGTGCGGTCTGGCAGGTGCACGTACAGGTGCTGGTGCGACTTGTCGTTGCGTGCCTCCAGCTTGACCAGTGACAGTTGCGCCTCGCTGTAGGTCAGCAGCAGCTCGTCGATCTCTTGGGTGCTGATCTTTTGGGTGGTGGCCGCTGCGCCCACGTAGATGCCTGGGGCTTCGTTTCTGCCACTGCCCAAGAAGGCGATGCGCTCGATGTAGACGCAGCAGGCTTGTGTGCCAACCACGCCCTTTTGGACTTGAGCGCCATCGATGCGCGCAAACGGGAACAGGTCGCCGCCGGTGTTGTCGAATACCTCGATGGTGTTGCGGTTGAGAGCGTAGACCTCGTTGCGCAGTTTGAGCAGCGCCACTATGGGGTCGGGGTCAACCTCAGAGCTGCCGTACTTCAGCGGATTGACATCCAATGGATTGGACAGCTCAGTGACGATCAGGAACTCGCCGTCGGTGGTCATGAAGTAACCGTCCACCCACACCACGTCTAGCACCACGCCCAGGTCTGGGTCGGTTACTTGGGTCAGGGTAGAGTTGTCCCAGTAGTAGAGCCGTCCACCGGATGCGATGGCCAGCTCGTCGAAGCTGTAGTCGAAGGTCACCAGCGTATTGACGGGGCCGCCAACGTCGCCCAGCACGGTCACAGCGCCATTGCTGGCCACCGACACCAGCTTGGTGCCCATGACCCTGTAGCACTCGCCCTGCCAGTTGATGCCGCCTCGGTCGATGCCTGGGCCTGTGCCGTTGGCCACGAGGCCATCGCCTGGCCGCAGGTAGCCGGTGCTGATGCCGCTGTTCTTGGGCACCGGCACCATGTTGACCGGGTAAGACGTGCGAAAGTCCGGACCGTTGTCCGTGTAGATGCCGTTGAGAATTGAGATTTGCATGGTTACTTCTTAGCCTTGTTTCGGGCCGAGATTTTCTTGGCCTTGGCCTGTGCGTCAGCTTTGCTTGACGCGCCCCAGGCTTTCAGACTTAGCAGCAGCCTGGTCGGCTCGCCGTCTTTGTACTCAGGGCCGGGGTTGTTTCCCATGCGTGCCAAGAACGACGCCCTGCGTGGGTTGTCGCCGGACTTGACAGGCGGCTTGATGTTTTGGCCTGCAGCCTTCAGGCTGGCGCGCCCAGCAGCGTTCAAGCCGCCCTTGGGGTTTTGCCCTTCCTTGCGCTGCCATGCCGGTGTTTTCATCTGAACCTCGCAACCTTGGCAGCCACCTTCTTAGGCTGCTTGACGAACTGCTTGCCTGCCTTGGTGCCCTCGCGCTTGGCCTTGGTGGTGGCCGCATACTCAGCCGATGACAAAGCCTTGATGGCTTTTTCGGGCAGGTAGCGCTCACCGGTCTCGCTCGACGGCTTGCCGGACTTGGTGCGCCACTTTTGCGCGCCCCAGTCCTTCAGGCTTTTTTGCGGGGCTTTCATTTTTTCTTTGGCGGTGTGTGGGTCAAGTTCTTACTCTGTGCTGTATGTTTCTCTCCAGTCATCAAAGTAGAACCAACTTTGTGAGTCGGGCCTGTGTACGGTTTTCCGTTAGGTAGATAGTGAGTTTTAATCTTGCTCATTTATAGCCTCCGCCTTTTTTCTTGTACTCCACCGCCAGCATCTGGGCTTTTCTTGCGCTCCACTCGCCAGGGTCGCCGCCCTT